CTACTTTGTTATCTTCGACTATTGCCTTTGCTGCAGCACTAGTTCCAAAGTTTCCAAAAATATCAATTGTTGGTGTAACTGTAACGTCTGAACTTGATTTAACATTAATCTTTTCAACAATACTGTCACTGTAATATGTATTAGATAGTTTAGTATTTTTAAAATTACCTAGTTGTTTTACATCTGCATCAATAATAATATCGTCGGGTATATTTGCATTTCTAATAACCTGTCTGTTTGTACTATCAAAAAATGTATTTGTAACCCATAATGGACGCAATCGTAGCAGTGCTAGTATTTGTAAAAATTTAAATTCACTTGTTTTAATCCATTCAAACTCGAGACTAGACATATCTCCAAATACAAAATTTGCAGCACGATCGGCTAATCCAGGTGTTGTAACTACGCCGGCTGTTATAGGATCATTTAGTACACCTGCAGTTGTGACAAGTTTTTGATTATCCCAGTCGTATCCTGTATATGCATATGTAAGATTATATTCCGGTGTGTCAGCAGGATTATTAAAATGTCCTGTTTTTAATGCTTCTATCAAGGCATTTCTTTTTACTGTAAAAATCCAACTATAATTTGCATCCCACCAAGTTGGTTTTATACTATAACCAAACATTTCCCAAGGATGTGTATGAGGTCTGTCAGTATTAAAATAGTATCTGTATAGTCCTCTCCAACCGCCGATGCCTGGGCCAACACTACTATAATTCCATGTAAATTTATTAGCAAGATCATAATACTCAGGATCTGTTATTGATGTTAGTCCGCTAGTAATAGCAAAACGTTTGAAGTCTGGTTCTAATGCTGCAATAAAATCATCCCAGTTATAACTTGTCAGACGATTTGCAGTTGGCATGATTTCTTTATAGTCTGTTATGTTATGTAGTTTTGGATTTAAGTTATTGTAAATTCTTAACTCTAAGTCATATAATGCAGCATCAGTAATACTAAATCCTACTGTAGATCTGTCAGTGAAATTTGTGCCTTGTCTAGTAGTAATACTACCGTCGTGTCCAATTAGTACACTTCTACTTGAAACGTTATCGCTTTCAACATCAAAGTTTTCAAATCCTGGAACAGTAGGCTTAATTAATCCTAGTTTAACTGCACTAGGAGGAACAAAACTTTCACTGTTAACTGCATACCAACGAACATGCAACGATGCACTATTGTTAGATGTTTTATATGTTATTAATTTGTTAATTGTAATACGGTTTTCGGTTAGCGTATAATCAACGTCTTTGACTAAACTATGCCAGCCATCATTATCTTCTAACCATGCTTGAATATGATTACTTACGTCATTGTATGTATTAATAACATTTGGTAATTTAAAATTAGTAGGCTCTCCTGATTGCCATGCATAGTCTGCACTTTCAAAGTTTTTAAACAATGCCATATTACTGTTAACATATGCACTGTCTGCTCCTTTACCTAAATTAACGTCGGAAAGTGCACGATCAACAATTTCGTACACTGGTGTTTCAATGGGTAAATTTTTATGTAGTTGTTCTACTTTTCTTAAGAACTGTTCTTTAAATTTTTTATAGTTTGCTGCAGCATATCTAATACTATTATAAATGTTTGTATCAACATCCGATGATAGTTGATTTAACAATGCAGTACTGTATGGTTGCTTTCTTATTGTGCCACCAAAATCGTGTGCACGAGGCAATTGTGTATAATTATTGTTGCCAAAATAGTCTCCACTAAATCCTGGAATGTTTGTTACTTGCGAACGCAAATGATCTTGTAAGTCACCAAAACTTACTTCACTTGCCCAATCATTGAATGGATTATATAAGTGTGTATCAGCAGGTTCAAAGTTGCCATCTGCTTTGCTGTTTAATTCACTGTCGCTCCACCAGTAAACATCAACTATGTCGTCTTTTATAAAATCATGTGTAACAGTAAGTTTTGTATCAGCGATTGTATAGAATACTGTTTCTTTTCCGTTTATATAAACTTCTAAGTTTAAATGATTTGTATTTGTGTCAACATAAATTAACCCAGTATTAGATGTGTTTCCTACTTCACGATAACGTATAACACTATCAGCATAAGCAGCATCAACTAACAAAGTAATATTGTAGTTATCAACTGTAGTTATTGTTACATTTGAAAGTGCATTACCATCAAAGTCTGTAAATTCAATATCTGACACATTAAACAATGTTTGTATATGATATTCTCTACCTTTACTAACAAACATGTCTGGATTACTATCAGAAACTTTGTGTATTTTAGTACTTGTATTTAATGTAGAGCATGTACTAAAATAATACAAGCCATTTTTTTGATTAATAATGAACTTGTTGTCAGTGTTTATATCAGTTGTACCTAATTCTACTACAACAGGTGTTGTGCTATTAACTACATTAAATGTTGCATGACGTTTTACAGGCTGACCTGTTCTTAGTAGTTTCCAACCGTTATAATACTGGTTGCTATCTAACATTTTGTAAAAATAGTAACCCAGAATTTCTTGTGTATTTCCTGTATCAAATGTTTGGTGGTATGTGCTGTTTTCTCGAATAATATTGTAATGATAACGTTTAGCACCTAGTTCTAAATCAAAACTCAGACCAGGAGTATTACCGTAGTCAACATAACGTGGCGAGAAGCCTAAACTTTCGTCGATACGTGTTGACCCTTTACCGTAGTCAAATATTCTGTCGCCTCTAAATGTACTGTTAGGATAAACTGTTGTATCATCTAGTTCTACTAATTCTGTGTCGTATAACTGGAATAGTGCACCTTGGCTTGTGTGTTCTTTTTGTTGACCATATATCCATGTGTTTCCATCCCAGTACCATTCACTGCCGCTATAGATAAGGTTATCGTGGCTATCATAAAATACTGCATTGTAACCATTGATAGTCATAATTTTATGTCCAACTTCATAATCAGTTAAATCATAAACAAGTGTAAGTGCTAAATTTTCTGCAGTCGATCCACTTACTCTAAAAATTTTATTATTATAATCTGCATTACTTGAATTAATAAACAACACTAATTCATCGTCTTCGATTATCTTTGAATAAACTTGATTCCAATATTTGTTATTCTTAAACAATACAGGGTCTTTTGCTTCACCATGTGTTTGTTTACAATCCCAATATGTTGTTTCGTTGTTACGAACTACTTTAACTAAGTCGCCTTTATTATATCCTTTGTTAATCCATGTTGTTGTTGCTAAGTGTCTTGCTAAATCAAAATACGGTTGCCCAATAATATCTACAGCCGGATCAAGTTGATCAAACATATAGTCAACAAAAGTTAAGTGTTTTGTACCATAATTATATTTTTTAATATTGGCTTTATATTCTATAATAGGACGAGTTGCACGTAGTTTTTCGTCAATATAAAGTTTCGGATTATCGTCAGTGAAGTCGCAAATTGCTTCAATAGTTTCTTGGTGTATCCACAAGTTACTACGTGCCCAGGCACTTTGATCTACACTTGTGCGTTCCTCTACTGTATATTCACGTGTTTGCATTTTTAGTTCACGTAAGTCGTATGGTTTAAATTCAAAACTTTCACCGTCTTGATCAAACTTAGTAGGAGATTTTCCGCTATAAATTGTTTGGTTAAACCAAACTCGCTTGCCATAATTTTCTATATTACCTACAGGAACAAACTGCTTCGTAAAACTAATACCAGCCTTTGTACCAACACCGTCGACAATATAGACTTCTTCTTTTTGATATGTACCACTTATTGTCCAAAAACAATGTATCTCAACTTCATCTCCTACTGCAGGTGCTGTAGTAAATTCATATTCCGTTGCACTAATTTTGTTGTAGTCTACACCTTCTGTTTGCAAAATATTGTTTAAGTAAACATTACTTTCTGTTGGATTACTTATAGGACTTTCAAATATTTTATTTCCAGCAACAGTTTGATGCATACGTTCAACATCGATACTTTCAAAACGTACTCTCATTCCATTTTTAAATTCTAATGTTTTACCATTGCTTAACTCTGGTGTAGTGTATTCAAATTTACCCACAATATCGTCGATTGTTATAGGGCCACTTGCCTTAGCAATAACATCAATAATTGGAATAACATCAACTGCCCAAAAATATCTATGATAGTTTACAAACATATCTATATTAATAGGCAAGTCTAATGTATAACCTTCTTCATCGAATACCCTACTATTTTGATTTAATTGTACATCACTGAAATTCATATTATGTAGCAAGTCGTCATATGCAAGAGCATTTGTAATATTACCATTTTCGTCTTTGTTAACTAGTCCCGGGACAAATTGATATGGATCACTTGTTCTTCCATCTTCGACATACGAATCAGTTTTGCTACGAGTGTGTGTTTTTGCGCCAACATAATGATTGATAGCCTGTAAACTACCACTGCTCATTAACTGTTCAAGTGTACTATCAAAGAATCTTTTGTTAACATCTGTTTTAAAAATCTCAGGCAATAAACCTGTAACATTACGTGTACCTACATACTCAGAACTTTCACCAGGTCTGGTAATCAAAGGTGCGTTAATCGGCTTTGCGTGATATTTGTTGCTCATACGATGCTTACTCCGGAATTGGCTGCAATACTAGTTGGATTTGCAGTAAATGCATTTGTGATTGTAATATTTGAAGGACTTAGTACAGGAATAAACAATTCGTCGCTATCACTTCTTATTTCAAATAAATCTGCATTAAAGTCGCTTATCGATTCAATTGTTACTTGACTTACTTGTCCAATTGTGTTATTATGTATGTATGCTGCGAGTTCAGTAAAGTAAAAAGTTTCACCGAAGTCCCAGTTATTGATATTAAAATACTCTTCAATTAATCGAACTACTTGCTGTTTAATTTCAGTATCGCTCATTGTTGCATTACTAGTTTTAGTAACATTAAATCTTGCTTGTAGTTCTTCACTTGCTAAATCTCCAAATAATACTTTGTATCTAACAGGTCGATAGATAATTTGATCACTTATAGATTTTTTACTGTTAAGTCCAGAAAACAAATTGTTTAGTTCATGTACCGATGGAGGATTAGGTTTAGTATAAATTCTACCATCCTTCTTTGCCCATAATCTAAAATTACTATCATAACTTTCAAGTAATACAAATGTATCAATAATATTTGTAATACTTGGATCAATTACTTGTCCTAGGTCTGCAATTCTGTTATACTTTGTGTGTAGTTTTGCTCTACCATCTGCTAATTCTGTACCGTTCGGATCCCACACTTTATATTGAAATCCATCAATTTTTCGAATGCCTAGTTTAGTAGTTTGATCTGTAGCAATTTCGTAAAACGCTGCAGGGTTATCCGGATACCCATCGTTATCAGGATCTGCAAGAGTGATACGAATTTTATGAGGATCTGTATATCCATCTAAGTATGTAAAGTACCCTGTTGCATTGAACTTATAATCTCTGTTTAACGGTGTATGATCTGTACCGCTTTTTGTATTAATACTTAACACTGTGATACTATCTCTACTTGGTTTTAGCGTTTCACTACTAAATGTTTCGGCAAAGTTTAAATTACCAAATTTAATTTTTTGATCACTACCATAAACAAATCTAGTTTTTCTAGTTAAAATTTCCCATTCAGTTGTGTTATAGTTAACTCTAATAATCCAACTGTTGTCAACTCCATTGTTGCTTGCATCACCTTCGTTTGCTCTGCTCCATGATGCAACACTATTATTTTCAACACCGCTAACAGGTAAATCTGCACTATCAACAATTAACCACTGTTGACCAGATGCATCGTAACGTAAACCAAAACTGTTTTTATTTTCAAGTTTTGATAATAGGTCTGCCTTAACCGAATCGGTTAGTTCGTATTCAAAACTAGGAACAATTCTTCTGATACGTGCACCGCTTGGAATTATCTTATTAAGAACAATTGCACCTCTGCCACGTTCGTCAATACCAGTAGGAATTCCTGTAGCATCATCTTCTCCAAGGCCAGCACTATCTAAACTTACAATACGTGCCCAAACACTGTCAGCATCTGCTACTTCAACAATTGCTACTGCGCCGCTACCACCGGTTGATTGTGCTTCAAATTCAATCGTAGTTGCACTATTATAATTAATACCACTTTCAGTAACACTAACACCGTACACTTGTCCGTTTATAACATCTGCTTGTAATACTGCACCTGTGCCTACACCATTGATTTTAACAGTCGGAGCATCTACATACCCAGAGCCGCCATCGATAATTTTAACACTTTTAATGTATCCCATTTTAAATGGTGCAGTAACAAATTCAGCAAGCCCATTTACTTCTAACTTGCGTAATGGTGTGCCACCCATGTCACCTAATCGTTGCGGAACACCGTTGCGTATAATGTTACCTGTGCATGTTTTATGACTTTTAGTAATTTGATTCCAACGAAACGTTAGTTCGTCTGACGCTAGATATGTAATTCCATCTGTAGTTTTAGTATAATTTTTATTACGATCGTGCGATCCAACTGTTGGATAATAGTGTCTATGATAATAAAAGTTTTTAACTTCCGGGTTGTTTAAAATAGGACGTATAAATTTTTGATAAAATGATTCACTGTTTACATTTGTTGGAAGTGAAACTATTTTTCTGCTTGTAACTTCGTCAGTATACAAGTATCCGTCGTCGAAATACTGTGTTGCATCGCTGTATGTTGCAGTCGGATCATAAAAGTCTCTAAAGCGACTATGTCCACTGTGGATACGGTTTACACTTTTAATTTTTCTAATGTTGTTACTAACTGTTAGAGGATATAAACTATAATCTTCTGCAGTAACCATACGATCTTGTGTAGCAAAGAATCTACTTGCATTTGCACGAATGCTGTCGATACTTTCTCTTGCACTTGCATTGTTTACAGTTTCTTTTAAACTACAATCAAGCATTGCATTATATGTTGTTCCATCTTTGCCAATATAATTAAACTGTATAGCAAGGTTGCCAATATCTGTTGCAGTTAATCTATAACTTTGATTTAATCCTGTTCTATACCAAACACGAATTGTACCACGTGGAATATTACCAAAGTCTCCGTCTGCAAACACAATACTAATTTGATCATTTTCTCTACTGCTAACTGTAAAGATGTCACGTTGATCATTGTTTACACTATTATAAACTGCACTTAATCCAAACAGTCTGTCGATGTATGTCCAGTTCTTAACAACTTGACCTGCTTCATCAATTGTCTGTACCCATACATTTCCGTTTGCAATGTTTTGTGCATTTATATCAAGTACTAAATTAGGTAAACCGTTTTGTACATTAAAATCTTTATATTCTAAGTTACCTTGTTTAAGTCCTAAGAAAAATCCAGTATTTGTACTATCAAAACTACTGTTATCATCACGATATAGAAAATCTAAAACACCATATGGATTTGGTGTTTTTTCTTCTAATTTGTTTAAACTTTGATTATAGTAAACACTGTGTGCTGTAAAGTTTGCTCTGGCTCCGTTGACAGTACCTGTAAAGTCAAACACTACATCGTTGTTAGTACTATTAGTTCTATATATTTCATTACGAATATTATTACTATCAGTAAACTTATCAAACGGCTGTCCAAATTGACTATTACTTTGTAATATCGAATTCATAATAGTTAAAAAGTTTTGATAGTTATCTGGATTATTTGTACCACTAAACTGTACAAAACGACCTGCTAAACTACTACCATTTACATCATAAACTTCTTCGTCTGTTCTTATACTGTTTATTTTTACATAACCGCTAGCAACAACATTGCGTGTAGGTGTATATCCTAAGAATTCAGCAATACGCAAGGCGCTTTCTCTGCGTTCTGCTGTACTTAAAAATGTTTCTCTTGTGTTTAGGTCATTTCTAAATGCTAAGTTGTGTCCAAGGAATGCCATAAGTTCCATTAAACTTACAAATTCACTTGAACTGATCCAGTCATTAAAGTTCTCTGGATAGTTGTTGTTCATGTATTCTACCATTGCGTTACGAATGGTATCGAAATCATATGCTTGGAAGTTTGCTTGTGCAAAACTTTCATATATTACACTAAAATCTTCTGCAGCAAATAAACTGCTTTGTCTTGCGCCTTGTGCCATTATGCTATCTCACCTACAAAATTTAAATATAGTTCTTCTGCTGTTCCTGTGTCAATGTATTCTACTTGTGCATATACATTAATAGTATGCTCGTTTGGTTTTTGTAAACGAGTACTTAATAAATTCCAACGTGGATCACTAGTAATAATGCGTTCTACGTCTTCTTTAATTACAGTTTCTGTATATACATCTAAAGGTTCAAATAACATCTCCCAAATTATACTTCCAAATTCAGGATTAACTACACGTTCGCCTTTGCGAGTGTAAAAATGATTCATTAAATCACGTTTAGCAAGTTCCTTGTCTACAAGGATTCTACTAGATGATTTTTGACCAATTGAACTATATCCGATATATGTTGCCATAATAATATTTATCCATAAATTATGTGCTACTATTATATACGAATAAGTGTGTTAATTATATCTTGATCTTTTAATTCTTTTGTGATAATAAGTTTAGTTCCATCTACTGTAAAATCAAACTCGTTTTGCATAAGATCGCCGTTTATATAAACTTCAAGTTTTTCAACTGGTTTCATGCTCGGCGTTTCAGGAAGTGTAAAAATTGTAGTACTTCCATTGTATACAAATTTGTTAGACAATAGTGTTTTTTCATAATCTTTGACAATCTGTCTTTTATTACTTTCAGGTGTATAAGGAAGAAACTGTCTAGTTTCAGCATAGTATGCAAACCTAGCACGTTTTAATTCATTTTGTGCAAGCAAACGAGTTTCGTTGTTTGTTCTCATTAAATGAATGCCACGTGTTCTAAACCAACTACGAGGTTTTGGTTTTCCATAGTCTGCTAATCTTAATACTGTTGCTGCACGGGTACACTGCTCTCTATTAAAATTACTACGCATCATTATGCTTGCAACATCATCCCAGTCTTTATTCGTAATTTTATCTTTTATATCATATATTTCTTCGTTTGCATATACAAAATGAGTTTTATTAACAGCCCAAAAATATAACAAAAGCCCGTCATATACAGACTGTGAAATTTCTGTTAACTTATATATTTTTAGTTGTCTTTTAAAAATCTGTTGTTGTCTATCAAACTGTTTATTCCAAACATTAAACGCTTCTTGTTCAGTGATGCCACGTACAACTGCACCTTCGCCATAACCGTACCCATCATAACCTACATAGATAGAAAAATTCAATGCAGTCAATCTACCTAACTCTGACATTTCTATTTCTTCTATAGCAATCTCATTATTAAACAGTTCTTCATTTAGTACAGTAAAATCTGTCCAAATTGTTTTTAAAGAAGTATCTATATCAGTTATCATACATCCCACCCTACATCGCTATCCCATTTACGTTTTGTTCTAGGATTAGCAGACGATACTGTTGGTTTTGCTCCTGCATCTACTACTGTAGTTGTTGTAGGAGTTCCAGCAAATTCACCATCATTGCCAATTCTATAATTATCTTCAGGGTTACGAACTCCAGCAAATTCACCTTCGGTTCCTATATTATATGTATCTTGATTATTTCTTGCAATAGAATTTCTATTGAATTGCTGATCAATAATCGAATCTGGATAAATTGACGCTTGCATGTCGGAGTTATTAGATATCTGTGCTCGGCGTTTTGGATTGTTTGATGCTCTTCCCCTACTAGAACCTCCGCTACCAATACCAGTTGTTGCTAGATTATAATCGTTTACATCAGGATCAAGCGGATGACTCTTTGCTTGTGCGGCAATTTTACTATCCTGTGCAGAATGTCCTCTCCAAGGTTCTGCTTCAGGTACACGATTAGTAATACTTTCTTTAACAAAGTTATTAACTGATAGAGCGCCAACTGTTGGCTTTGTTGCTTCAACTGCAGGAGGACCGTTTAAGTCTATTAAGTCAGCAGTGAGTCTCATATGAGGGCCAGCACGTAAATGCATATTTCTTTTACTTGTAAGTTTTAAATCTTCTTGTGCAAATAACTGTATTTGATCTGTTGTTGCTTCAAGTTTAATACCATTTGATCCACGTGCTCTTATATTAATATCTTCGGCATCTACATTAAATTCAGCGCCAGCATAAAAATTTATTGTATCAGCGGCGTGCATACTAATGTTTTTATTACTGAAAACATCTACATTACCATCTGCATCCATTTCAACCCATGCTGTTCCAGTTTGATTAATAATATAAATCATATTAGCAGTATCATTCATAACAATTTGTGCACCATTACTACTACGAAGTCTTAATAATTTATTTTTTCCTTCTTCACGACTTTTGTCAGGAACATAATTTACACCTTCTTTGTAGGAAACTGTACCATCATCTAATACTAAACTATGTCCGCCTGGTGTATTAAATCCACTGACATTAGTCGGTGATTCACGTCGGCCGCCGCTGCTAGCATGACCTCTCAGAGCGTCTGCAAATAAACCTTGTTGGTCAATTGCTTCTCCTGTTGGATGCTTTTGTCTAGTTTCGTCGTGTTGTTTTTTAACATGATGATCGTATGCTGTTTTAACTTCACCTGTTTCTGGATCCGGAGAAGCAGGGTGACCACCTAACATTGCGTTTCTATTAATATCAGGTAATACACCTAACAAAAATCCTTCTTGGTCTGATCCAGTAAATGCAACTAAAACTTCTGTACCAGGAGCAGGAGGTGTCCATATAGCACCATAGTTATTGCTACCTTTGCCTGATTGCACAGTTCCGCCAAACGGACTCATTTGTCTTATTTTATGATATTTTTTTCTTTCTTTTTGTGTACTTTTATCACGTGAAACTTCTGATCCTACTAGGTCTACCCATATGTGTTGTTGATAACCGTCGTCTGCCATTTCGATAACTTTAGCAATGAATACTCCATTTAAGCGATTTAAACCAGAGGTGTTTGCTTTACCATAAAGTAAGTCTGGTACCCCAGAAGAAGAATGATTATATCCTGAAAATTTTGCCATATTATTACCTATATATATTTCTTAACCATGATGGTGCACCATTGCCGCTTTCGTTGTTACCCCAGAATGTTCCAGCAATGCCTCCTCCGTCTGGTCTATTGTTTCTTCCTGACGCAATATCAAAGTGGCCTACATTACCGCTCATATACCATTCAGAAACTGGTCCAGTGTGATCGGCCCAGCCAATACTTGGATTATAACCCTGTGAACGTGCATTATTGTAAAAGTTTTGACTAAATTTAGCAATAACAGCACGGTCTGCTGGGTTTGCAACACTTAACTGTCTGCCATTCATAAACAATGCAGTATCACTGGCATTGCCATGTGTATGACGTCCGCTTCTTGTATTGCCACTAGTTCTCAATCCGCTTGTTGTTTGTAGTGTGACACCTGTTTGATTTGCAGTTTGTGTTAATAAACTTGTTAGTGCAGGATCTAGCCCAGAACCTAATCTGTGAATTCCAGAAAAGTCATTACCGTTTAACGGATTAATATTACTGTTTGCTTTATCTCCACCTGTAGCACCTTCTTGCGACGATCCATCGTTATTAGTTTGATTTTGTTGCTGTTGAGGATTTAATCCTGGCTGTCGTCCTGATACACCAGATACACATCCTTTTAATAAATCTTCGTACAGTAAGTTTGAATTAGTATTTGTATCTCTATATGATTGTAAAAGCATTGTAAATTCGCCAGAATCATATCTAGCCTGCACTTGAAGTACTGTGTAAACGCCAGTGATAGTAAACTGACCTGTTCCTTCACGTGAACTTAAACTTTCAATCAATCCACTGCTTTCATTTGGATACGTAGGAAAGTTTAGATTTAAAAAATACGATATACCTCCAGTTTCATATCCGGCACCACCGCTTTGTTCACCAAGCCAATACGGATCTCCACGAACAAACATTTGTTGAGTCATTAAATCGCCAATTGCATTTAAATTTAATTCCATTGCTCCTAACATACTAGACCCAATATCGTCATTTTTTTGCTCTGGGCCGCCATTTGCAAGAGCATTAACTGGAGCATAGTCAAATGTCTTTGGTAAAGGATCAACTGCTGTTTTGTTATTCCCAGTATATAAATCGCTTTGTGTTATATACTTTTGACTTGCAGTTGGGAGACTAACAGACTTGCCTGTATAACCTTGTCGTTGTGCTTCTAGTGCACTTTCATATGCTGCATCTGCAGCATTTATCAGTGGTGCAAGTTCACGTATTTCTTCAGCAATCTGATCTAATCTTGCTTGATATTCTTTTTTAATTTGTGAATTCTTAATTATAGAATCAGGACCTGATTCTTCAAGTATTCTCGTCTCAAGTTCAGATTTAATTTTATCACGTTCGCTTGTGAGTGCATCACGTTGTTGTTGTAATTTAGTAGATTGATTTTTTTCAAAATTTGTATTTTTTTGTCCGTCGTGACTACTACCGGCAAACAAGTCAGTAACACTTTTTAATGCACCGCTGTTAAGTGCTTGTATAGCATAATATGCTGTATCGAGTTTAACCTCTAAATCTAAAACTTCGGTATTTAAACCGGTAAACGTATAATCAAACCGTTTCTTTAAAAGTCCTTTATTAAAAATATTTCGAAGTCTGTCTTTTTGTGTCTGCTCTGATCTGTTTAATTTTAAGTAACTAATAGGATCATGCACAAGTGCTTGTGCTAAAACTTTGTCAGCACTATATGTTATTTCTTTACAATAACGTTTTGCAACATAATCATACATATAATATTTTACATCAGTTTTAAATTTTACCCACCTGGTTAACTCGGCAATTTTTTTTGGATCTGCTTCGCCTTCGTCTGGATCCGACTTAATAAAGTCACCAGCATCTGTCCATACTTGTTTAAACTTCTTGGTTTGAAATAGTGCAACTGCAATTGCTGCATTAATTGCAGTACCCGATTTGAAACTAAAGTCTAACTTACCATCGCCTGTTACACTTATACGTCTTGTTTCTTGTAAGGCCTTTGTATCAATTTGATCAAATTCCCAACTCGACCATTCTTCTTGAGTAGTAAAAATATATCTGTCACGTTCGATTTGGCCAATGTTTCGTTTGAGTTGTTCATCAAGTTGTTTGTTGTATTCTTCTTGAAAAACTTCTAAAAATTTTCCAAACGTGTCTACGTTAGAGATTTTCATATCAGTTTTTAAATGCAGTTCGAGTCTATTAAATGCATCTTCTTTTGTTTCAATAAAATCACCATAGTAGGTACTAGCACCATCCTTAAAATCAAATGTTAATCCTACTAGTCTTGTAGTATAGTAGTATGGACCGATGGTACTAACTCTATCGTTTTGCCAACCTTTAAATTCTAGTTTTAAAATATAACATGCATCAAGGTGGTTTTCTATCCCTAACTGTTGGGCAGCATATACAATTCTATTAAACAATGTAAAGCCGCCGGGTTCTAAAAATGTCATTGCAAATCTATTAGCAACTGCATTTCTGTTTTCTTCGGCAAACGAAAGTACTAAATCTTGTTGAACATTTTGTATACTAACTTCGTCGTCGACACCAGTTTGACTAATAATTATTGTGTCTGATCCTTCAGTTAATTCTACTACATCGTTACTTGCTTTTAACGGATGTACCATATACATAGTCCATTGGTATGTGTAACTATCATATCTGTTTAATATGTTTTCACTGTAATTACTAACACATCCGCCAGTGCCAAACGGGATCGGCTCGCCTCCCGGTACTGCAGATGGATCTTCGACTGTACCAGTTCCAACAGGATCAACACTACCTAATCCACGTGTTATTGCTTCTATATCAACATCTTCAAGTGACCCTCCACCTAAAAATATCGATTGTTCTAGTTTTCTTCTGTCATATAATCCTCGATTAAATGAACCACCGGCTTTGTTATACTGCAACATCATCGCTGCAATTTCTGCTTTAGAACGAGTACCGTTTTGTGTTAATTCGTCGATACTACCAATATTATATGCAAAACTAGTAAGTGCATCACGTTCATTGGGTGTCCAGTTATAACGAGAATTAAATGAGTTAACATTATCTAGATAAGGTTTTATTTGCGATTCAAGCATAATACGTGCTTGCTCTCTAGTAACACTTATGTTAGGAGGATTATTACGATCTCTACTACCAGCATACGATCCATGTCCGATGGTCCACTGCTTTTCATCCCAGCGTGGTACAGGATCGAATCCTTCTCGTTCTGCAATAAAGTCGATTATGTCTGCCATTATTTGTTCCCAGGATTACGGAAAGTTACAGGTACTATTATTTCTATTCCACTACGAAAATCTTGTACAGGATCTTTTAAGGATTCTCTGTTATAATGTGCAATGACCCACCAAAGGTTTGAATTTCCATATAAGTCATATGCTAGTAAGTCCGGACGTCTGTCATACTTACTTTCTACTTTCATAGTTTTTGTTTCTCTGTTTAACGTTTCTCTTGTTAAACTTGGACTATAAGACTCTAAGTACTTGCGATTCATTGAAGTATTAAAATAATTACTGTTTTCTTTATACGTTGTAGGCATTAAATAAATCCTTTTCCATATAATCCACCTGATAAAAACTCATGTTTACTAAATGCATATTTTTGTCTAGCAGGACTGTGTTGTTGCATTAAATCCATTGAAATAGTCTGTAATACTGGAACAGTCTGACCTGTCGACGATGTTACTAAATCAACTCCACTGTCATATGTTGTTGCAAAGTTTCCAACAACAACCGGAATATTATCAAATTGCTGAGTTCCAAAAGCACTAAATCGTAAAACAGGAGGTGGCGTTCCAGCAGAAGGATTTCGTTTAGTATCATTTATACCATAGTACATTTTAGTTACACTTCGTAAAAAATGTAATACACCTAGTAGATAATCAACTTCTTCGGTTGTAGTTTGTGCAAATTGTGCTGTAACTTGTATTGCAGCACTCGGCGTACTTCTGTAAGAATGAAAAGTATAATTAGTATGAACTAAATCGTATGTGTTATAGTTTACACTTTGTTGATAAGCAATATCCGGCTGTAATGGAAACAAAATTCCTGCATGTCTATTTAATATACTTGCAGGGCCTTGACAATACAGTCCAGGTGCTCCAGTTGTTAATCGTGCTCTAATATCAGGTATTGCCATTTAACTTATCCAATACAAATTCAAACACTTCTGGATTAAATGCACCGAAGAAATCTTTAAAAACTCGTTGTTTTTCTGCGGCTTCTAAATCCATACGCATAGCATTACGAAATGTTGTTGCACTGCGTCCATCATCTTTAACTGGTACAGTATAGATATATCCTGCTTCGTCGCCTGTTGTTAGTGTTTCACCATCTTTGTACATTCTGAGATAGCCGCCGGTTTTTAAACGTCCTGCATCTTTTTCACTGAATACTAGTATAATTGCAGTGTTGGCAGGATCTTTGCCAGTTAAACTTACATCTGGTTTATAAGGCTGTGTATTTAAAACTTTGTCAGCAGGTACGTTAAACATTTTGTTTGCAATCATTTTCTTTTCATCAAATGTAAACGGGTCTTTGTCAGGTGTTGCAGTTTTACTAACTGTAGTAGCGATAAATACGTTATCGGAACCAAACTTACGAACAAGGTCCATATATACTTGAAAATGTCCACTATGCATAGGCTGAAATCTACCGCCGTAAAATACAGCAATATCTTTTGCTTCTGCTTCAACAAGTTGCGAATATCTCATAGTAATCTCCTATGTTACTATTTATTGCCTTATAAAGTGCTAATTTAATTTTAGGTTGACATTTATCAATATAATTGTTATATTAAACTAATATTCAAGGAAATTATAATGAGGAAACAAAATTATCTAAACAATAAGGATATGTTAAAAGAAATACACAAGAGTAAACTATCGTTTTGCTATTCTCTAGACGAGGAATACAACAGATTTGATATTATTGTAGAAGATTATAACGATATTTTTAATGATGATGTAATTCAACAAGCACGTGAAAACCGTGCTCATCAGTTAAGTGGCGAAGGATACGAACGTGCTTATAAAGAATGGCACGATGGTCCACGTAAAGCAAAAGATAAACCTAAACAAGCCGACAGCAGAGTCGATCCTGAAGATATTGATGTAGACTCATTGATTTTTCGAGTAATGACTTTTGAACACATACCAGAAGAACCTGGTCGTAAAAGTATTCCAAAAACAGTTGCAGATTTGCATTCAAAATGTAACTTTCCACCGTTTAAACATTTTGCAAAAGTAAACGGTGAAACAAAAGAAGTAGTCAGAAGTCACTGGGAAGGTGGCCTAGACAATGGTAAATTTAACACACAACATGGAAAAATTTCAAATGAACTAGCAAAAATGTTTATCAAACTATGTGAACGTTACAGTATGCGTAGCAACTGGCGTGGCTACACTTACGTAGATGAAATGCGTAGTCATGCACTGTTACAATTATCGCAAATTGGATTACAGTTTAACGAACTTAAATCTCAAAATCCATTTGCATATTATACAGCCGCAGTTACAAATAGTTTCACACGAATACTAAATTTGGAAAAGCGTAATCAAAACATACGTGACGATTTACTACAAGAAGCAGGGCAAATGCCTAGTTTTAGCAGACAACTCGACCATGAAGCAGCAGAACGTGCTAAGTGGGACGAACAAATGGAAAAAGAACGTAAAGAGGCAACTGGAACTAATTTCTAGTTGACATATAACTTTAACAGTAGTATTCTATAGGTATGACATTTTTTAATCGAGCAGCCTGTTTTACAGATATTCACTTTGGTAACAAAAACAACAGTCGTCAACACAACGATGACTGTGCAGAATTTGTCGATTGGTTTATTCAACAAAGTGAAGACTGTGAAACTTGTATATTTTTAGGTGATTGGCACCATCATCGTGCTGGTGTTAATGTAAGCACTCTTAATTACAGCGTAGACAATGTACAAAAATTAAGTGAAAACTTTGAAAAGGTGTATATGATTATGGGTAATCACGATCTATACTATCGTGAAAAAAGAGATCTTAATAGTTTACCATACGCTGGATTGTTTAGCAACGTAGAACTAGTAGAAAACACTCTTGTACAAGATGATGTAGCACTTGTTCCGTGGCTAGTAGGCGATGAATGGAAACAAATACACAAAACAACATGCAGATACATGTTTGGTCACTTTGAGTTGCCACACTTTAAAATGAATGCAATGGTTGAAATGCCAGATCACGGTGGGCTAAACGTAGAACACCTTGCTGGACCAGAATATGTGTTCAGCGGTCACTTCCACAAGCGTCAGCATAAAGGTAATATTCATTACTTAGGGTCTCCTTTTCCGCACAACTATGCTGACGCTTGGGACGACGACAGAGGAATGATGAAACTGTCGTGGGGCGGTAAGCCAGAGTATATAGACTTTGACGGTCCACGTTACAGAACTACTCCTCTTAGTGCACTTATCGACGATGCTGACAGAATACTAAACAACAAAACATACTGTCGTGCTGTACTCGATGTAAACATTACATACGAAGAAGCAAGTTTTATCAAAGAAACATTTGCACAACAATATCAATTGCGTGACATTACACTAATGCCAAGCAAGAAAGAAGAACATGCACAAGACTGGCGGCAAGTAGACGATTTAGAAGTTGAAAATGTTGATCAGATAGTGTATAATAGCCTTAATGCTGTTGACAGTGAAATGATCGACAAACGACTATTAGTGGACATATATAATAACTTATGATTATAATTAAAGATATCACAATCAAAAACTTTATGAGTGTTGGTAACGTTACACAGGCTGTACGTTTCAATGATAATGGTTTAACACTGGTGCTAGGTAATAATGTTGACTTAGGAGGTGATGGTTCTCGTAACGGCACAGGAAAAACCACAATTATTAATGCATTATCGTATGCAATGTACGGAAATGCACTAACTAACATACGTAAAGATAACTTAATAAATAAAACGAACGGTAAGAGTATGTTAGTTACTCTTGACT